TGCGGCAGACACGCCGACGCTCAGACGCCCGCGCGCGAATACGCATTTTTTACCAAATGGTCAAATTTTGCGATGTCGCAGCGCAGCAATATCGCCAACGATACAACCATAGATAGGTGTAAAACGCTAACATGCTGATATTGCTACATAATAAATTTAACATAATAACGATTATGCGATTTCAGCTGCAGATCCTGACCGTTTGGTCAAATTTACCCCCCCCACTTCGCGCTTCGACGGGGGCGTGTGTGTATAGAAAAGCGCACACACCCCCATGGCCCCACACCCCCTACGCGCTTGCCATACCCATGGCCCCGCGCTAAAATTTCCCGCGTACAAGGAGAAACGCAATGGCAGGCAAGGCGTTACGCAAGCGCATATTGACGGAGGTCGCCTCCAACGGCGGTGCAGATTGGCTCTTTGACCAGATCGCGTCGGGCATCACCGTCGCCGAGTTGGCACGCCAATACGGCTGCACGCGCAGCTATGTTAGCAGGAGCCTGAACAGCGTGCCTGAGTATGCGGCTGCGCTGACCAAGGCTCGCGGCGAGGCTGCGGATGCGCTGGTGGAGCAGGGCTTGGAGATGGTTGACGGGTTGAGCGGCGCCAGCAGCCCGACGGAGATCGCCGCCACGCGCGAGAAGGTGCAGTGGCGCAAGTTCATGGCTGGCTCGATGAATCAGGATCGCTACGGCACGCGCCCGCAGAATAATGTCACGCTTTCCATTGGGGATCTGCACTTGGATGCGCTGCGCAAGTTTAGCTCCGACATGAAGCGCGTGAACAGCGACGCCGAAGCCGCCACGATTGACGCGGAATATGTGGAGGTGTCGGATGAGTGAAGCCAACCCGTTTGACGACTTCGTTGTCGAGTATTACGACGACCCCGTGCGCTTTGTGCGCGAGGTGCTTGGCGCCGACCCGCTGCCATATCAGGCCGAGTTTCTGGCTGCCATTGCGTCGGGCGAGCGCAAGATCAGCGTGCGCTCTGGGCATGGCACCGGCAAGTCCACGTCTGCCAGCTGGGCGATGCTGTGGTTCCTGTTTCTGCGTTTCCCGAATAAGGTTGTCGTCACCGCGCCGACATCTGGCCAGCTCTTTGACGCGTTGTTCGCGGAGATGAAGCGGTGGATCAACGAGCTGCCGCCTAATCTGAAGGACATGGTCACGGTGAAGTCTGACCGCGTTGAGCTTACCGCTGCCGCGTCCGAGGCGTTCATCTCGGCCCGCACGTCTCGCGCCGAAACGCCGGAGGCGCTCGCCGGAGTGCATAGCGAGCATGTTTTGCTGGTCATCGACGAGGCGTCGGGTGTGCCGGAGAAGGTGTTCGAGGCCGCCGCCGGCAGCATGTCTGGCCACAGCGCCACCACGGTGCTGCTGAGCAACCCCACGCGATCCTCTGGCACGTTTTACGAGAGCCAGACGCGCATGGCGAATAGCTGGTGGACGCGCCGCTGGTCATGCGTTGACAGCCCGCTTGTCAGCGACGAGTTCGTTGACGAGATGCGCGCGCGCTACGGGGAGGAGAGCAACGCGTTCCGCATCCGCGTGCTTGGCGAGTTTCCGCTGGCAGATGATGACACGATCGTGCCGTACCACTTGGCCGAGGCCGCGATGCGGCGCGACATCGAGGTTGCGCCCAACACGCGCGCCGTGTGGGCGATTGACCCTGCGCGCTTTGGCACCGACCGCACCGCGTTCTGCAAGCGCGAGGGCAGCGTGATTACGGAGATCAAGTCGTGGCGCGGCCTCGATTTGATGCAGACCGTTGGCCGTGTGATGGCTGAGTATGATGCGCTGCCCCCGTCGCAGCAGCCCAGCGAGATCCTTGTCGACAGCATTGGCATAGGGTCGGGCGTCGTGGATCGGATGCACGAGCTTGGCGCCCCCGTGCGCGGCGTGAACGTTGCCGAGGCGCCGTCGATGAAGGAGACATATAACAACTTGCGCACGGAGCTGTGGTTTAAGTGCAAGGCGTGGCTGGAGGATCGCAGCTGCAAGCTGCCGAGCGACGACGAGCTGCTGGCCGACCTGACCGGCATCCGCTACGCGTTCACGTCCTCTGGGAAGATGGCTGCCGAGAGCAAGGACGCCATGCGCAAGCGTGGCCTGCGCTCGCCTGACCTTGCTGATGCCGTGTGCCTGACGATGGCGTCAGACGCGGCAACGGCCCTGAGCGGGCCGATGTCACGTTGGCGTGGCGCGCTCAAGCGCAACCTGCAGGGGATTGCGTGACCGCGTAAAAGCGTTTACGCTCCCCCCACATGGACAAGCGCACCTGCTCGCGCTATCTATGCTTCATTGCGAGTTTCCTCCCTGTCTCGCGCAACTTGGCCCCGCCGCGTTCCTCCCATTGCGCGCGCGGGGTTTCTTTTTGGCGTTTTAATGTTATTATGCTGGAAGATATAACGGAGGTTACGATGCCCAAAGTTGGATCGAAGCACTACGCGTACACGCCCAAAGGCATGGCGAAAGCCAAAGCCGCCGCCAAGAAGTCTGGCAAGAAGGTGTCATACGCGAAGAAGAAGAAGTAATGTGGACGGCGCTGCTCCTGCTTTGCAGCGTCGAGGGTAACTGCTTTTCGTTTGGCAGCCCCGTGATGCAGAGCGAGAGCCAGTGCATACAGTCCATACCGAGCGGGCTGGAATACGCGCGGCAGATGTTTCCTGCGTACCGCGCAACAGATTATAAATGCGTCCAGTGGGGCGAAGGAGCTTAGATGGCCAAGGGTTTATATGCCAACATTCACGCGAAGCGTAAGCGCATCGCTGCTGGGTCTGGCGAGAAGATGCGCAAGGTAGGCAGCAAGGGCGCGCCCACCGCGAAGGCGTTTAAGAAGGCCGCGAAGACCGCGAAGAAGAAATAGCATGGCGCGCACCAAGTCAGAGAAGATCGCAGCAGCGAAGAAGCGCCACGGGTTCACGGCGGTGAATAAGCCGCGACGCGGTGGGCCGAAGAAGTTTGAAGTGCTGGCTGTTGAGGGCGACACGGTGAAGAAGGTTAACTTTGGCGATCCCAATATGTCCATCAAGAAGGATCAGCCTAAGCGCAAGGCATCATACTGCGCACGCTCCGGCGGCATCAAGGGCAAGTCGAGCAAGCTGAGCGCGAATTACTGGTCGCGCAAAGCATGGGATTGTTGATATGGCTACGCTAGATCTGAGAGCGCAATATGCTGAACTAACGGGCGACGTTAAGAACGCTTACGCCATGCGCGAAGACGGGCCGGAAGGCTTCTTGTATTCTGACAACACAATACGGCGCGCCCTTGAGCAGCATGGCAGCTTGTATGACGACCCCTACACCGCATCGCGCAACCAGCAAGCCGCCAACCGCTTTTTTGCTGAGCAAGGCCCACGCGCCGGCGTTTTGTCATCTATGGCGCAGTCTCGCCTACCAAACCCCACCGCGTCCAAGATGCGCGCCGAGGGGCTTCTTGGCGACGCCCGCGAGCTTTACGGGGTCGAAGACTATGGTCAGGCCGTGCGGTCTGGCGTGCGCGCCCTGAGCGAGCTTGCTAGGGGCGACCGCCGCAGCAAGGCAGGCGCGGCCATGGGCATATTTGATTTTCTGAGGAATATGTGATGGCCACCGCTGAAGAGTTAAGACGCCTACGCGAAGAACAGAGCATCTTTTCTGCGCTGTACGACATGGCACGCCAGCAGCGCAGCGAGTTGGCTGCGGAGGGCCGCCGCCCCGTGCTTGGCGGGCTGCTGTCGAAGGAGCCGACGTATGGCACCGACACGCTGCGGTATGAAGGCATTGGCGACATGCTTGTGGGGCTGCTTACGCCCGCTGCCAAAGCCGTTGACGCGCCGATCTCCGCAATGCGCGGCACGATCCCGCAGGAAGACATGATAAACGAAGCGCTTGGCACGGCTGGCTTGGCTGGCGCAGGATCTCTTACGGCGACTGCTCCAGCGGATGCTTTGCGAAGTGGTATGTCTAGAATAAAAAAAGAGGAACTTGATCCGCTTGGCTATCAGAAGCCAAAAATGCGCGGTTACCTTTCGGACACTGACGTGCAGATGTCGGACACTGGCGAAAACTTGCCACGCCAGCCAATGTCATGGGAAGACATGGAAGGCAAAGTTGTTTTACCGTTTTACGGCGACCGCACAGCACGCGGTTTGTTGGTTGAAGGCGTAAACGATTTAAAATTTGACGAGCCGGTATATACCGAAGGCGGCGTTGATTTTATGCGCGGCCCAGCGGCTCAGCAAGACCGCGCTATTTGGGCGTCAAATCAAAACATTATTAAGCGCATTGAGAGTGAAGCGGAAAAAGCGTCACGCGACTTTGAAGGCGCAGATATATTTGGCCTCACGGGCAGCATGTCTCCAGACGCTAATGACTTTGCCACATTTACTGGCGCTGCAATGGCTGAGCTTGTGAAGGGAGCAAAGATAACCAAGAAGTCAGCTAAAGAGTTTGACAAGGTTATGCGTGCAGTAGACCCCGATTTCGTCGGCGTTCTTTCGCCAAAGCTGCGCGAATGGGTTACGTCAACATCGTCGCCGAAACGTAAATCATTTATCCGATTAATGGAAAGCGCGCCTATGCAGGAGCAAGGCTTCCCAAGCCCAGCGGAGGCGCGTTACAGCGTAACCGACCCAACGCAAAGAGATATGCCGGCCGGCATGTTTGGCCTTGGGGCCGCAAAGGTAGATACGTCTGCGCCGCTTATGTACAACGAGCCTAAAGGTAACTTGCCTCGCGCTAACGTCCCGCACTCAACGTATAACACACAGATCGCCGGTGATTATGTTGGTTCTCTTCCACCTGTTCCGCAAGGCTTATTATTCCGAAACGTGTATGACGCGATGGAAGGCAAAACAACCAAAAGCGGTCAGGCGTTAAATGAAGCGCACAAAACGCATGCAATTAAAACCATTATGCCAGCGCAGCAAATAACGCCGGAAGTGCTTGAGGGAATATTAGATTACTTGTCTAGGATGGAAAGATGAGCGGGTCTGCGTTTTCAATACCTAAAAGCTCGCACACCAGTTCGTCCATCTGGTCAAGTTTTTCGTCTTCCAAACCAAGGTCTTTGGCCTTTAAAACGATCAGCTCTCTAGCTAAGTCTACGTCAATCATGCTATTCTCCCATGTAGGGGTGAATGTTAACACAGTGATAAAGGCAACACAATGCCCATAACAACATACGCAGAGCTGCAATCCAGCATAGGCGACTTCCTTGACCGCGATGACCTGACGAGCGTCATCCCGACGTTTATTTCGCTGGCTGAGGCAGACATGAATCGCCAGATACGCCACTGGCGTCAGGAGAAGCGCGCCACGGCCAACATCGATACGCAGTATAGCGCCGTGCCGTCTGACTTTTACGAGGTCATACGGATGTATATTACCTCCGGCAACACGCAGCCGCTTGAGCTTATGAGCCAGTTTCAGCTGCTGGAGCGCAAGCAGCGCACGGCCAACGCAACATACGAGCCACGCTACTACGCGATTACGGCTGGCGAGATCGAGGTGTTCCCCGTTCCCGATGGCACATATGCGACGGAGCTATATTACTACGCCAAGATCGGCGCGCTGTCCGACAGCAACACGTCTAACTGGCTGTTGGAATACTTCCCCGACGCGTATTTGTATGGCGCTCTATCGCATTCTGCGCCGTATCTGAAAGACGATGCGCGCCTGCAAGTGTGGTCATCTTTGTATGCGAACGCGATTGGTGGTATAAACGCAGACAATGATAAAGCGAAATTCGGCGGGTCTGGTCGCCGCATGAAGATAAAGGCGTATTGAGATGAGCTTCACCAACACCTTCGAGACAACCGTTCTAACATGGTCGTTCACCACCGACAGCGCGACACGCCCGACCGAGTGGCACACCGCGCTATACACTGTTGCGCCTGACGATACTGGCGGCGGCACAGAGGTATCTGGCGGGGGCTACGCGCGCCAAGCGACGGCGTTCACCGTGTCAGGCAACACCGCGTCAAACACATCCGCTGAAGAATGGCCTGTTGCCACGGCGGGATATGGCACCGTTGTTGCTGTCGGCATATTTGACGCGTCATCTGGCGGCAATTTGCTGGCCTACGCCAACCTGACCGCCAATAAGACGATTGACACCGGCGACGTGTTCCGCATTCCTGCGGGCGATCTCGACATCACGCTAGACTAATGACGTATCGCAGCGGCTACGGGCGAAGCACCTACGGCAGCTACAACTACGGCTTGGACGGCGCTATTATTGGTGCTGCCTCCATTGTTGCCGTCACGTCTGCCACCGCCGCTGCGTCTGTGCGCGTTCGCGGCGCTGCGTCGATTATCGAGACGGTTACGACCACCGCGTCTGCTGCTGATCGCGTTCGAGAGGGCAGCGCCACCATTGCCGTCGCCGCATCTGTTGCCGCGTCTGCCACGCGCGTCAGGGAGGCGTCTGCCACGATTGCGGCGTCTGCCAGCGTTACGGCTGCCGCTGAGCGCGTGCATATTGGCTCCGCGTCCATATCCGCTGCTGCATCTGTTGCTGCGTCTGCTGAGAGGGTTCGTGATGGCGCTGCTGCGATTGCTGTGCAGGCGTCCACAACGGCAAGCGCCGTTGCGATATTCGAGGACAGCGCCACCGCTGCCTGCGTAGCAACTGTCAGCGCCACATGCAACCGCGTGCAGAATGCTGCGTCGGTTATTGCCTGCGCGGCTTCTGTGGTCGCAAATGGTCGCAAGAAGTGGGAGCCTGAACCTGACACGCCTGAGACGTGGACGCCTGTTGCGGAAAACAGCAAAACGTGGCAAGATGCGGGCAGCACGCCAGAAAGCTGGGCGGCTGTATCCCCCACATCGACGGATTGGACACCGGCATCAGCTTCAAGCGAAACTTGGGCCGATGCGGCATAGGAGATAGAACATGGCAGATACGACAACAACGGCATATGGCTTAACGAAGCCAGAGGTAGGCGCGTCAGAGGATACGTGGGGAACGAAGATTAACACAGACTTCGACAGCCTCGACACGATCATCAACGCGATCGGCGGTAAGACCGCTGCCGGAACACTGTCGTATGCAGATAGCGCGAAACTCGCCACCACCAGCACAGGCATCAGCGTAACTGGAAATGCTACATTCGCTGATAATGGTAAAGCCATCTTCGGCGCAGGGTCTGACCTACAGATTTACCATGATGGGTCGGATAGTATTATTTACGATGGCGGCACAGGTAATTTAAAGCTGTTAGGCACAAATGTTGTCATAAACAACTCTGGCAATACTGCGAATATCGCAACTTTCAATGATGGTTCTGATGTAAGACTATTTTACAATGGCTCACTAAAACTCGCCACCACCAGCACAGGTGTAGACATCACTGGGACTTTGACCAGCGATGGGCTGACTGTGGATGGGGTTGCACGACTTCAAGGTGGTGCGCCATACCTTTATTTGGATAATAGCTCAAACACGGGAAGTTCACGCATTTACTTTGGTGATGCTGATAGCGACATTACTGGTTACTTCTTATATGACCACAGTACAAATAGTTTAAGAACAGGTGTAAACGGCTCAGAACGCATGCGCATCGACAGTTCTGGTAATGTTGGGATTGGGACGACAACAGTAAGTGACCCTTTACACATTGCTGCAACAGACCCTGCTATTCGTTTTGAAGATACTTCTAGCGGCATATCAGGTTATTCACGCATCTTTACTGACAATAACAACGCTATGACGTTTGATATTGATGCTGGTAATAATCGTGGATCAAGTGCTGCAATATTTAAAGTTGATGGCACAGAAGCCATGCGCATCGACAGCTCTGGTAATGTTGGAATTGGCACAAGTTCGCCTAGAAATGCAAGTGGCTTTGTAGGCTTGACGCTTGATGATACTTCTGGAAGTTTCGTTGACTTTAATGATAGCGGCGCACGAGTATTAACTATTTCAGGAAATGCTACAGGCAACGATATTAATACAGTTACAGCAATTCCTTTGCGCTTTAAAACCAACAACTCAGAACGCATGCGCATCGACGGCAGCGGTAATGTTGGAATTGGGACGACTTCGCCTAGTGCGCAACTAAGTTTACATGGAGACGTTAGCACTGCCTACGATGGCACAGGTATTTCTTCTGCAACATACCAACAGCATATTGTAAATACGAACAATGATGCAAACACTGGTGCGTTTCTTGCGCTTAGTTCAAATGACAATGGAACAGGTACTGCTGTAATCGGTTCTATTGGTGGAAGCACATTAAAAGATAGTCAACTTGTATTTCTGACTAGGGATGGAAGTGCGTCTGGTGATCCTGTTGCAGAACGCATGCGCATCGACAGCAGCGGTAATGTTGGGATTGGGACAACGCCTAGCGGTTCTAAGTTGCATCTGAGAAATGACACCTCGTCCACATACATCCGTCTTCAAAATAGTGCGGCTTCAGACATCTATGTCGGCGCAAATGGAACAAATTTAGTTGCGTTTAATGGCGGTTCAGAACGTATGCGCATTGACAGCAGCGGTAACTTGCTGGTGGGGACTACTAATAAAAACATTCGTGATAGCTCGACTGAGGAAGGTATGGTGTATCGTAATGGCCTAACCTTAGATATTAACACTAGTGCTGCACCAGTCATTATTATGAACCGTGTAGGCAATTCGGATGGCGACATTGCCTTGTTCCGCAAAGACGGCGCAACGGTGGGGAGTATTGGGTCTATAAGTGGGGCTGTTTCTTATATAGTTCTTGATCCTAGAACAAACGGCTCTGGTATTCGTGGCACAACAAATGGTCTTTTGCCTGCAAACCAAACAGGTGCTGCAACTAATAATCATGTTGATTTAGGTTCAGATAGTAACGCATTTAGAAACCTCTACCTGTCTGGCGGTGTATACCTTGGCGGCACTGGGTCGGCTAATAAGCTGGATGACTATGAGGAGGGGACTTGGACGCCTACGTTTGCAGTAGGAACTAACATAACTTATAACAGCCAATCTGGCACTTACACTAAAATTGGTCGAAAAGTATATGTGACGGGTTATATGGACGTCAGTAACAGTGACAGCGACAGTTCGGCTATCCAAATTGATTTACCGTTTACAGGCAGCAGCGGGAGTGAGGCTGCTCTGTTTACTCTAGGTAGGTATTTTAGTTTTCTTGGGGCTAAATCTACAGAGGTAAGAGCTTGTAGATTTACAGGGTCAAGACTTGTTCTTCAGGAAGATACTGGCACCAATATTACCTATAATGAAGTAGCTTCCTCTGGCGTATTTCAGTTCGCTGCTGCATACGAAGTTTTATAACCACCCCTGTTGGATCACAGGGTAGTCAGTCCAACCATCACAGGAGATAAACGATGGCCTTAACAGAAGAAACAGTACAAGACAAAATAGAGATCGTAGGTGACTACAAGCATGTGCAAGTACGCACTGCCACAGTCATCAAACGTGATGGTACAGAGATCAGCCGTGGCTACTCACGCCATGTCGTAGCACCAGACGCAGACATAAGTGGCGAAAGCACAGAGGTACAAGCCATCTGTAACGCAGTTCACACTCAGGCGGTCAAGGATGCTTATGCCGCACACTTAGCAGCACAGGAGGTATAATTATGGCTGTAACTTACACTTGGACTATTCCCACCCTAGAGCGCCACACATCAGATGGTGGCGTTTACATTGCACATTGGCGCTGCACAGGCGTTGATGACGATGGCAATACAGCAAGCTCATATGGCACTTGTGGGCTAACCTACGATGCCTCTGCTGCTGACTTCACGCCGTATGACGATATTACTGAGGCTCAAGCGCAAGGCTGGGTCTGGGGTCATGTATCACAAGAGGATACTGAAGCTGCCATAGCGTCAAAAATTGACGCAATGGTAAATCCAACGACTGCTGACGGAGTTCCGTGGGCAGCATAACCTGAAAGGAGATCAACGTGACTGAAGACAAAAAGGTCATTACGATTGACGATGTGGAATACACCGAAGATCAACTAAGCGACACTGCAAAGATGTGCATAAATCACATCAATTCGCTAGACCAGAAGATCGGCTCTGCGCAGTTTAACTTGGTGCAGCTTCAGATGGGCAGGCAGGGCTTCATGGCCGAGCTGAAAGCTGCCCTTGAGCCTGACGCGGAATAACCGCGCAGCATAACGAAAACGCTAGGGGCAGCAAAACGCTGCCCTTTTGCGCATCAAATGGTCATGTGTTACACTGCGGCAAGCGCGCAACACCAACGAGGCAACGATGGCTCTGATTAGATTAGACGTACCCGCTGGGGTTTACCGCAACGGCACCGACTTGCAGAGCATGGGCCGCTGGCGCGATGCAAGCTTGATACGTTGGATCGACGGCACGATGCAGCCGGTCAAGGGTTGGCGTAAGAGATCTGACACGGCAACCGCTGCGATCACGCGCGGCATGACAACGTGGATCGACAACAGCAGCGACCGCTGGATTGCTGCCGGAACGTATAACAAGCTTTACGTCTACAACAGCGCAGGAAACCAATTCGACATCACGCCGAGCGGCCTGACCGCTGGCCGCGAAGACGCTATAGCGTTTACTGGATACGGCGGCGGCTTATTTGGCAGCTACGCATACGGCGTTGCGCGGCCAGACACTGTACGCATCCAGCCAGCGACCGCTTGGGCGTTGCAGCCGTGGGGCGAATACTTGCTGGCCAATAACGAAGACGACGGCAAGGTTTACGAATGGCAGCTTAACACCGGCACGATTGCCGCGCAGGTCGCCAACGCGCCAGTTAATAACCGCAGCATTGTTGTCACGGCAGAGCGCTTTTTGATGTGTCTCGGCGCAGGCGGCAATCCGCGCCTTGTGCAGTGGTCTGACCGCGAAGACAATACGACGTGGACGCCTGCCGCGACAAACGAGGCTGGCGATCTTGAGCTGCAGACGAGCGGGCAGATTATGGCTGGCGTGAATGTTCGCGGGCAGACGCTTATCCTGACAACGACAGACGCGCATGTGGCCAACTATATTGGCCCGCCATATGTGTACGGCATTGAGCGCGTTGGCGCAGCCTGCGGGCTTGCGGCTAATCTTGCATATGCCAAGGTTGACGCTGGGTGCTTCTGGATGGGCGTGCATGCGTTTTACGCCTACACCGGCGGCGGCGTGCAAGAGATCCAGAGCGACGTGTCTGACTACGTGTTTAACGACATCAACCGCGCGCAAATCAGCAAGGCGTTTGCCATGTCAAATGGCGACTTTGGCGAGATATGGTGGTTCTACCCGTCCAGCTCATCAAACGAAAACAACAGATACGCCGTGTATAATTACGTCGAGAACACGTGGTCTATTGGCGAGCTGGCGCGCACGGCAGGATCTGACTCCGGCACATTCAGGCAGCCGATGATGTTTGATCCGTCAGACAAGAAGATATACGAGCATGAGATCGGGTTCGAGTATGGCGGCCTGACGCCGTTCGCGGAAACTGGCCCGATTATGCTTGGCACCGGCGATAACGTCATTAGCGTGACGGAGATGATCCCAGACGAAAAAACGCAAGGCGATGTCAGCGCTACGTTTAAGACGCGTTTCTATCCAAACGGCACCGAGAGATCATACGGGCCGTTTAGCATGGCCAACCCAACCAGCATGCGCTTCACTGGCCGTCAGGTGCGGATGCGCGTTGACGGGGCAAGGCTTGCCGACTGGCGCGTTGGCATAAACCGACTGGACACTGTTGCGGGTGGACGTAGATGACGCAGCAGTACCGCGCACCAGAGCCGCAGGGCGATGACTGGAAGTCATGGGCGCGGCGCATGATGCTCTATCTTGGTCAGACGCGATCACCGCTTGTGCAGCAGACGGGCAGCGAAAGCGCAGCAGAAGATGGCGTGCTGATGTGGGATCGCACAAACTTGTATCCTGTTGTCAGCAAAAACGGCGAGTGGCGGCAAGTTGTGCTGGAAGATGGCCACGCTGATTTCATCCTGACGTCTGACGTCACGCCTGTTGCCGCCAACACGGCGTACAAGCTCACATATGATGCGCCCACAGGCAATGACGGCATCACGCAAGGCACGCCAGCGTCGCGCATCGTGTTCGAGGAGGCGGGCCAATATGTTGTATCGTTCTCGGCGCAAATATCATCAACGTCAGCCAGCACCTGTTCACTTCTATTTTTGGCCCAGCGTAAACGGAACCAACGTGGCAGACAGCGGCATGACCACTGCGCTGCACCAGAATAACGCCACGCTGGTCACGTCGCGCACGCAGATATTCACTGTTGCGGCGAATGACTACTTGGAAGTGAATTACATGATCGACAGCACAAGCGGCTTTCTGAATTACACCGCAGCGTCTTCGCCGGTGCCAGCGATACCCGCGTCAACCTTAGCAATTACGAGGCTTCATGGATAAAGAGCTGGAGAGATGCCGTGACTGGATTGAGGCTGCCTTGGAGTATTCCGGCGGCACGCATGACTTCATCGACGTGGCCGAAGGTATATACAAGGGAACGATGCAGCTCTGGCCCACGCCGAGGGGGTGCATAGTGACCGAAATAGTGGTATATCCGAGAAAGAAAGTTTTAAACGTGTTTCTTGGCGGCGGCGAGTTGGATCAGATTTTAGAAATGCATGAAGATGTGATAGCATGGGCAAAAGCGCAAGGATGCTCTGCGTTGACCATGACGGGCCGGTTTGGCTGGAAGAAACCACTGAAGGCGCATGGCTGGGTGCCACTGCACGCCTCATATGTGAAGGAGTTTGAATAATGGCAGGCGGCAAGGGCGGGTCAACAACGTCATCAGTTACGATCCCAGAATACATTGAAGAGGCTGCGCGCCGTAATTTGGCAAAAGCCGAAGGCATCAGCCAGATTGGATACGTGCCATATTACGGGCCCAGATGTTGCCGCGTTTACGCCGTTCCAGCAGGCTGGCTTCCAGCAGACCGCTGACGTTGCGTCTGCGTTTGGGTTGGGAACGCCAACAACGCAAGCTGATATTATGGGCGGCATGCCGGAGCCAACACAGTTTGCTGGCGGTGTACGCGGATATAGCGCAGCTCCATTGTACCAGCAGGCCGTTGACGAGCTTGCCGCGCAGCGCCCAGCGCAGGCGCAATACATTGAGAGCTTTTTCATTGATCCAGTGACAGGCCAAGCAGGAACGCGCGTGCAGCCTGCTGTGGATTACAGCACTATGGGTACGATGGCAGACATCCGCGCGGCAGATCGCGCAAACGAGCTTGCGATTGCACAGGCGCAGGCAGCTGCGGGGCCGCAAAATGTTACGTTTGAGACTACAAGCTTTGCTGCCAATCCAAATTTGGCTGTGCAGCCTAATGACCAAATATTTAATATCGCGCCGCCAGAGGTTCAGATTGCTCAGCAAATAATGGCAACTGACCCCACAAACCCGCAATACAATGAGGCGTTTCAAACCGTTTACGATTACCAAGCGGCGCAGGCAGCGCAAGATCCGACAGGGCAGTCAACTGGGCTTGGCATAACGCCAGAAATAATTGATGCAACAGGTGTTGATGCATTTTTGCCGCCAACAGTTCCCAGCGACTACACATTAGACCCCGCAATTAGCGCAGCGATAGATGAGATTGGGTATACGCCGATAGAGGGAAGGCCACTTGCTGAAGGCGAGCAGGCAATATTGGGGTTAGAGCCGCAAGACGTTTATAATATAGGCGAAGCCGGAGAGTTCAGCACAGCAGCCGCCACCCCAGAAATAGACTACGGAGCATACTTAACGCCAGTGTCACAGCCCACTACGTCAGACCCGCTCTATGACGCTTTGGGCGCGGCAAATCAGGCGGCATATTCGCCGTCACCAAATGCGCAGGCTTCCACGGTGATTACAAACCCCGCCGAAGGGATAACCGACACAAGCGAAGCGTCAATGGGCCAGCAGGTAATGAGCGATATTGAAGGGGGTTTAATTGGCTTGGCGGCGAATACATTGCTTGGTCAGATATTGCTTGATGACTCCTATCAGGTTGGTGGTGTAAATAACCCGATTGAAAACCCGACCGTTGCAGAGATGATTGCCGCAGCGCCGCCAAACATGGTTTATGACGCGTCAACTGGCGCATACCTTGCATCAAGCAATGATAATGACACGCCAATTATATCAACTCCAGCCTCAGACTCAGGTAATTTTTTATCAGGCGGCGGCGCAGATGGTGTTGGGGATTTTGGCGCTGTTGGAGACTTCTTTGGCTCGATTGGAGACGCTTTAGGGATTACCGATTATGCGGGTGAAGCTGAAGAATTAACCGGAACGCCCGCTGCTGCGATAGCCCCTCCCGTAAAGCCTACAGCTGGCGGCGGCGGTGGCGGTGGTGGCGGTGGCGGTGGATTAGACACCGTGCTTTGCTCTGCATATTACAGCCTCGGATACTTGCCGCGCGAAATCTGGCGCTTAGATCAGCGCTACGGCGTGTGGCTGCACCGTAATGATCCTGAGCTTATGGAAGGCTATCACGCGTGGGCTGCTCCACTGGCTGAGTATATACAGAAGGATACACGCGGGGCCAAAGTCGCTCGCGCAGTTATGTGGCCCATTGTTAAGGCGTGGGCGGCAGAGATGGCGCATAGGCAGCGCCCAGAGAAGCACAAGCCGAATGTGGTCGGCAAAATTATTATGGCGATTGGCGAGCCGTTTAGCCGCGTGTGCGGCATGCTCAAGCCCCGCGCAATACGAGGAGAAGCATAATGGCTGGACAAGGTGCAAAAGGTGGCGGTCAGGTAGCGATGCCAGTAGCAGGCGCAGGGCCGCAGCTCGGTATGATGCCAATCGCCCCGACAGCGCAACCGGCAGCGCAGCCCGCGCCGCCTGCATTGGCCCCGACTGCTGGGTTTAACGTAAACCAAGCAGCGGCTGGCGCATTGCAGCAGGCGATGGGAACCGCGCAAAGCGGCCTCGGTTTCACGCCACGCCAGATCGAGGCGGTCGGATATACGCCAGCCCAGCAAGCCGTCGCCGGACAGCAAACTGGCTTCGCATACCAGCCATCGCAGGCAGCGGCTCAGCAGCTCGCAACGACTGACATCAGCCAGTATCAGTCGCCGTATCAGCAGGAAGTCATCGACATGACCATGCGCGATATTGCGTCTGCGCAGGAAAAGGCGCTCAACGTGCAGGGCGCGCAAGCCCAGCGCGCAAGAGCGTTTGGCGGGTCACGCCAAGGCGTTGCGGAAGCGGAAACGCGCGCGCAATACGGGCAGCAGGCGGCAGACGCGGCGGCGCGTTTACGTCAGCAAGGGTTCCAGCAGGCGATGGGCGCGGCTCAGTTTGACATTGGCCAGCGAGCGGCAACGGAAGCGGCAAACGTCGCGGCGCGTCAAGCTGCCGAGCGCTTTGGCGTTGGATCGCTGCAGCAGGCGCAGGCGGCAAACATTGCTCGCGGCCAGCAAGTTCAAGCATCCAATGTGGCGGCGCAAAACGCTGCTGCGCAATACGCGGCTCAGCAGGCGGCATCTGCTCAGGCGCAAAACTTGGCAGCGCAGCAATCCGCAATGGGAACGCGTTTGGGTGCGGCAGGGCAGCTCGCTGGACTTGGCCAGCAGGCATTCGGCACTGGCCAAGCGATCCAGCAGCAGCAGATGCAGCAGGGTCTTATGCAGCAAGGATTGCAGCAGGCGCTTATCGACGCGGCGCGCGGCCAATATGCAGGCTACACAGGCGCACCGCAGGCAGCGCTCGCAGCGCCATTGGCGGCGCTTGGACAGACGCCAGATCAGTCAACGACGACTGAATCGTTCACTCCGGGTCTGTTTAATTACTTCCAGACAATTATGGGGATGCCGAGGTAACACATGACGCCAGAAGAGTTCTTCAAGGCCATGATGCCATACGCTCGCAGGGTAAGCGAGCGCACGGGTTTAGATCCGCGTCTGGTTTTGGCGCAGTCTGCATTAGAAACTGGCTATGGAAAATCTGCGCCAAACTCCAATTACTTTGGCATAAAAGGAGCGGGGCAAGTTTTCCCGTCTGAAGAGTTTTTTGACGGGAAGATGGTTGTGGAGCCGTCAGAGTTTAGGGCTTACGAGAACCCGCAGCAAAGCTTTGACGACTACGCCAGCTTCATCACCGGCAACAAAAGATATGAGCCGGTGCTGAAGGCCAAAACGCTAAGCGATCAAATAGCTGCGATGGGCGCGTCGGGGTACGCGACTGATCCAAATTATGGCGCAAAGCTGTCATCAATAGCCAACATGATTGGTGAGGATATTTTGCCGAAAGGAAAAGACATGGCAACTCCAATGGATAGGGCGCGCGAAGAAGAGCTGCGCATGCAGATGCTGGCCAGCGGAACGGCACCACGAACAGCGCCACGCGCGCCACTGTCAGCGCTACGGCAGGATCGCCCGCAGGCAGCGGCAGCGCCGCAGCAGCGCAGAGGCGGCTTAGGCGGCATCATGGATTACCTTGGCAAGCAAAGCCCGACAACCGGCCTAAGCAGAGCGGAGCAATTTGCTGCGGCGCTCGATCCGCTCATCATGCCGCAGATGCGGGCTGGCGAGGCGATCAGGGCGCGCGGCACGCAGCGGCAGGCGACTGCAACGAAGAACAAGACGGTCGAGTATCTGCGCAGGATGGGGTACAACGATTATGCTGATGCCGTGGAGAGCGGGGCAATCGGCGCAAAGGATATTATGAATGCGCTGGTCAGTAAGTCGCTGGAGACGCCGAAGGATACAAGCACAGCGGGCATGAGAGAATATGCTCAAGCTGTTAAGGATGGTTTCAAGGGTACATTCCTCGACTACAAGACGGCCATCAGCAAAGCTGGCGCGACAAGTGTTAATGTGGGCGGTGATGGAACGTTCCAAGAGTATGGCCAGAAAGAGCTGGGTAGAAATTATGCCGAAATGGCTGCAGCTGGCCGCGATGCTTCAGCTAATCTTGGCAGAATTGAGTTATTAAGCGACCTGCTTGATGAAAGCGACACCGGATTAAGCGCAGGTTTCTTGTCACGCGCAAACCAATATTTTGGCGTAGACTTTAGAAGCGGCCCTGCGGCGGCAGCGGAAGCCATAATAAGCCAGCTTGTGCCAGCGCAGAGGCCAGCCGGTTCTGGCGTTATTTCGGATGCAGACTTGGCTTTGTATAAGGCGTCTTTGCCCGCCATCCAAAACCAGCCAAACGGTAACAAGCTTATTATTGGCAGCATGGTTGCAATTACTAAGCACAACCAAAGCGTAGGACGCATCGCGTCTAGAGCGCTTACTGATCCAAACTTTAGCATTCAGCAGGCAGAAGAGGCTATCGCCGCCCTGCCAGATCCGTTTGAGAGTGTCAGGGGTCTTCTTGGCAGCGGCGCAGATATACCCACGCCGTCCATGACAGAAGAAGAAGCGCTTAAAATGCTAAACCCACCGAGCGGAGGTTAACATGGCTGATATGACATACGCCGAAGCCTCTAATGTTCAAGCGGCGATCGCCGCATTGGAAAAGCTTGAGGCCGCCGGAACGATAAGCGAAGACGGCCAGAAGGCGCTGGACGCTGCACGTAAAAAACGCAAGCCAGCAAGGCAGGCTGAAATTGAAACCATCGCCACATATCGCGGCGCGCAGAAAGGCGTCAGCTTAGGTTTGGCTGACGAGATCGCTGGCGCATACCAAGCGGCAAACGAGTTAATCCGCAAGCGCGACATTGAAGGCGCAAAGGCAGCATATGCAAAATATCGTGACCTTGTACGCCAGCGCGACGAGGCGGCGCAGCTTCTGGCCCCAGAGCAGTTTGCTAAAGGCGAAGTCGCAGGCGGCGTTGCGGGTGCAGTGTTGCCTGTTGGCACGTCTATGCGTTTGGCTAGAGGATTAGGAACGGCAGGGAAGGTTGCAACTGGCGCAGGCACAGGTGCAGCGACAGCGACGCTCCCAGAGTTCGCTGGCGGCGAAGGTGGCTTCGGGCCACGCATGGCAGAGGTTTCGCCGTTTACTGCAGCAGCAGGAGCAACGATTGGCGCTGCTGCGCCAGTGGCGGGTCGCGTGGCTGGCGCAACAACCAGAGGCATTCAAAACATAGTACGCGGCGGCGAAGAGGGATTCAGCGGGGCTGCGCTGCGCAGAGTTGGCCGTGCGCTGCAGAGGCCACAGGTGGCTGGCCAAGATATTCAAGCGTATTTACGCTCACTTGGCCCAGAGGGAACAGTCGCAGACATTGCAGGATCTCCGCGCAGCATGGCGCAGGGGTTGGCCACCATGCAGGGCGAGGGCGCAGACGTCTTACGCAGGCAGCTTGAGCAGCGCGCAGGCGGTGCAGGAGAGCGCGTAGAACAAGTTATGTCTGAGCGTATCGGCCCCGCGATTGCAGCGTCTGAAGAGCGCGCAGCGCAGGCCATGCGCAAGTCTTCTGAGCTTGGGCCAATGTATGATGCTGCTATGCAGAGCGGCGCAGAGTTCGACGTCAGCGCGTTGCGTTCTGGCTTGGTTATGATGGCAGACGACGCTGCAGCCAACGTCAGAAGCGGTTTAAACGCCGTTTTGCGTGATCTGGGTAAGGAGGGGCCGGTTTCGGCATCTAAGCTGCACAACGCCCGCAGCGCCTTGGGCGACGCGATTACGTCTGCCAGAATAGCTGGGCAGAATAATAAAGTCAGGCAGTTGATGCCCATATTAGATGATATGGACAGGCGTCTTGATGAAATACCAAACTACGCTACAGCGCGCGCCGGATACGCCGAAAGCTCACAGATTGAGCGTGCGGTGGACAATGGGCGTTCTGTGTTCGCTGGCGGCCCGACATCCGCGCTTTCGCCAGAAGACTTGAAGGCAATGCTTGATAAAATGAAGCCGCTTGAGCGTGACGCATATGTGAAAGGCGCGAGAGAATACATTGCCGCCCTTATGGGTACGTCAAGAAGCGACGCGGCATCTGCGTGGCAGCAATTTGACAAGTCTTGGAACCGCGAGAAGTTGCAGCTTCTGCTTGGCAAGCCGGACGCGGATGCGGTCACGCAGAGGCTGTTTGCCGAAAAAGAGTTTTCCGGCACGCGCGGCGATGTTTTGGCCGGATCGCAAACTGCTTTCCGAGAAGAGGCTGCAGAAAGTTTGGCCGACATCAGAGAACCAGACAGCATGCGCAAACCGTCACCCATCGCGCGCGCCTATCAAGGGATGTTCGCCGACCCAGTAAACCGTATGATCGACGAGGTGCTTTATGGGGCCAAGCGGTCAAACCTAAATCGAGAGATTGGTGAGTTACTGTCGATGCAGGGCGTAGATCGTGACAGACTGGTGCCTGTTCTGTTACAAGAGGCCAAGCGGCTTCAAGACCCAACACGCGCGCAACAGATAACGGACGCGCTTGTGACTTTCGGCCTGACAACTTACGGCGCACAAAGCGGAGAATAACATGCAACCACAGCCAAAAGATCGTCGTGAAATCGAAAGCATCGTGCAGAATGCGATCAGCGAGGCCGTTGACTTCGTTGAGAGCGAGATCAGCGAAGACCGCATCAAGGCGCAGCGCTACTACGACGGCGAGGTTGATATTGGCCACGAAGACGGTCGGAGCAAGGTTGTGGCCACAAAGGTACGGGATACCGTACGCTCTGTGAAGCCAAGCCTGATGCGGATCTTCATGTCCACCGCGAGGCCGGTAGAGTTTATCCCGAAGGGGCCAGAAGACGTTGCGCTGGCTGAGCAGGCCACCAGCTACATCCAGCACGAGTTTACGCGTTTGAACGGCTACCGCGTGCTAAACGACGCCTTCCAAGACGCCATGGTGAAGAAGCAGGGCATCGTGAAGGCGTATTGGCACGATTATCCCGTTGCGGAAATCTACACCTACACCGACCTATCTGATGACGAATACACGTTTCTGATCCAAGAGGATAACGTGGACGTGATCGAGCATACCATGGAAATGTCCATCGAGATCGACGAGATGGGCATGCAGATCGAGCTTCCTGTCCATTCGGTCAAGATTAGCCGCACGGAGATGAAGGGCGAGCTGCGTATCGAAAGCATCCCGCCGGAAGAGTTTTTCGTAAACCGCGACTGCCGCTCATTTGATGACGCATATGTCGTGGCGCACCGCACAGACATGCGCGTCGGCGATCTGGTCGAGATGGGCTTTCGACTTCGAGGTCATATCCAACCTGACGCCATTTCGACGGCACAAACGACATGTCTGGCGCAGAGGTTCTTGAGCGCCAAGGCTACGAGGAAGACTTGTCAGACGAAGACGAGCTAGACCCGTCCATGAAGCTTGTGGGCATCACAGAAGCCTACATGCGTATGGATGTTGACGGAACCGGCGTGCCGGTGCTGTACAAGTTTCTCTGCGGCGGCACATCATACGAGCTGCTAGACTTCATGCCGTGCGACGAGATCCCGTTTGCCAAGTTTGAGATCGACCCAGAGCCACACAGCTGGTACGGACACAGCCTTTCTGAACTGGTGGAAAACGACCAAGATGCAGCGACGTCTATTCTGCGTGGCATCTTGGACAACGTGGCGATGACCAACAATCCGCGCATTGGTATCGTGGATGGCGCAGTAAATATAGACGATGTCCTAAATAACGAAATTGGCTCACTTGTGCGGATGCGCCAAGCCGGATCTGTGCAGGATCTCAGCGTGCCGTTTGTCGCCGGTCAGACGCTATCTGCGCTTGCGTATATGGATCAGCTCACCGAGCAGAAGACGGGCGTTACAAGCGCCTCTGTGGGGCTTAATCCTGACGCACTGCAGTCTACCACCAAGGCAGCCGTTCAGGCGTCTGTGCAGGCCGCTGCGGGCCAGACAGAGGTGATGGTGCGCAACTTGGCTGACGGCCTGCGTGACTTGTTTGGCGTCATGCTGCGCCTGATGAACAAGAACATGGACGAAGAGGTTATGATGCGGATGAACGGGCAATATATCCCCGTCGATCCGCGTGTCTGGGATACGTCGATGGACATCAGCATCAACGTCGGGCTTGGAACTGGCCGCGAAGAAGAAAAGCAGATGGCATTGAACCAAGCACTGCAGATGCAGCAGATGGTTTACCAGCAATATGGCCCGATGAATGGCTTGGTATCGCTGACCAACATCCGCAACACACTGGCAGACAGTCTGGCGCTGTCAGGTGTACGCAATGCCGACCGCTATTTCGCGCCGATTACGCCAGAAATCGAGATGCAGATGCTACAGATGCAGCAGCAACAGCAGGCTATGATGGCGCAGCAGGGGCAGGCGCAAGATCCAAACGCCGCATTCCTGCAGGCTGAGCAGATCAAGGTGCAGGGCAAGATGCAGTCAGACATGATGAAGCTGCAGCTTGATGCGCAGAAAGCAGCCGCCGACAACGATCTGAAGCGCGATCAGATGGCTCAGGATCTCATGGTGGACGCAGCCAAGGTATATGGCCAATACGGCACTGCCGTAGACGTGGCGCGCATCAAGGCCGAGCAGGATAAAGTTCGCATGATCGGCGGCATGGCTCAGGGTACACCACAGTGAGCGCTGACATCCGCATACAAGCCGATGACGCAAAGCGGCTAAAGAATGACACGGCGTTTCAGACGTTCGTGGACGATGTTCGTGAGGAGCAAATGCGTATCTTCGCCAACAGCGCAGCCTCCGATATAGAGATGCGCGAGGAGGCGCACGCAATACTGCGTGCGTTAAACAAGATCGGTGACGCACTCGACGCTGCGATTGCAGCAGAGGTCATTTTAGATCGCAAACGAAGGAACTAGCACCGTGGAAGCGACTAGCCTAGATAATGCCGTAGAGGCAATGTTGGCCCCAGAGCCAAGTGAAGAAAATCAAAGCGAAGCAGTGGAAGCAGCTGAAGCGCCAACTCAAGACGTTGAGAGCGAAGCAGTTGAAGATGTTGCGGAGGGCGATGATGACGTCGAGGCATCCGGCGAAGACATAGAAGACGCAGAATATGTCGAAGATGACCAAATTGATGACGACGACCTAGTAGAGGCGGCTGAAGACACCAACCTCATCCCCGTTAAAATTAACGGCAAAGAAGAGCGTTGGACACTGGATCAGTTAAAGCAATCTGCGGCGGGTCAGGGTTACATCAATCAAAAAATGCAGGAAAATGCTGCCTTGGAAAAGAAATACAAGGAGCAGTCTCAGGCATTGGCCCAACAGCAGCAACAAGTCTTGGCTATGTATCAACAAGCCCAGCAAGGTGGTCTGCAAGCCCCAACCCCACCGTCGAAAGAGCTTTTTGACCAAGATCCAATTGGATACATGGAAGCGAAGCTCACATATGACGAGGCAAAGGCCGCGCACGACCAGCAATTAGTCCAGTTGCGGGGAATGCATCAGCAACAAGCGCAGCAACAGCAAGCGGCTAGACAAGCCTACCTTGCCGAGCAAGCGGAAGTGTTGAAGCAGTATATCCCCGAAATCGCAGATCCCGACAAAGGCGAAAAGCTGAAGGCGGGCATCATAGACACAGGCGTTCACTACGGCTTCACGCCGGAGGAAATGGCTGGCGTGTCTGATGCGAGATATGTGCGGGCGTTAAACGACGCGCGCAAGTATCGTCAACTGGTTGCCAATAGGCAGAAGTCACAGTCAAAAGCTGATGGCGTTCGACCCGTTGTCAAAGCTGGTGCAAAGAAACGCCCAGACGGACAGGCTGCAACCCGTAAAAAAGCGCAACAGCGCTTGCAGAAGACAGGCTCAATCGACGACGCATTGAGCTTGATGTTAAAAAGCTAACTCCTTGAAAGGAAACGACAATGGCCCAACCGGCAAATACATTCGACACATATGATTCCGTAGGAATCCGTGAAGATTTGGCAGATGTAATCTACAATGTAGACCCATCTGAGACACCGTTTTACAGCAAGTCTGCTAAAACAAAAGCTAAAAACACTCTGGTTGAGTGGCAAACACAAGCGTTGCGCGCGTCAGCCGTAAACGCTCACATTGAAGGTGACGCGACATCTGCCGATGCCGTTACGCCGACTGTGCGCCTCGGAGCGAGAACCCAGATTTTTAAGAACGCTGTGGTTATTTCCGATACCGATGAAGCGGTGGACAATGCTGGCCGCGCCAAAGAAATGGCGTATCAAACATTGCTTATCGCTAAAGAGCAGAAGCTCGACATCGAAAAAGCGTTGTTTGCCAACCAAGGTAACGTAGTAGGGTCAAACACTGCTGCGCGTAAAACTGGTGGTGTACCATCATGGTTGATTACAAACGTAAACTTCCAGTCTGGTAACTCTGGTGCAAACCCAACCGGCGACGGCTCAGACGCGCGTACAGACGATGGCACACCAACTGCGTTTTCGCAGGCCAAGTTTGACGACGTTATGCAGTCAATCTGGGAAGAAGGCGGCAAGCCAGATACAGTATATCTGTCAGCCTTCCAGATGAATGTTGCTCTGGGCTTCACTGGTAACAACAACCAGCGTTCAGCGGTACAAGCCGGTGACGAGACTGTGGTCAAGTCGCTTGCAGTCTACGTGACACCGTGGGGTACGGTTCAATTCATGCCGTCACGCGAAAACCGTAGCCGTGACGTGTTCGTGCTGCAGGACAACATGTGGGAATGCGCAGTATTGCGTGGAACCAAGAACGTTGCCTTGGCCAAAAATGGCGACAACACTACACGTCAGGTGACTACAGAGCTGGCGCTTTGCTCGAAAAACGAGAAAGCCAACGGCGCGATTTACGACAACACCACATCGTAATATACTACAAGAGGGGGCGGCTTCACGCCCCCTCTGCTTAACGAGGGATCGACATGAAAAAAGTTTTAGTTGTAGGCCACAAGGTTCACACGTCAATTGGCAAGCTGGTCAAAGGCGACAACGCCGAGCTGCCAAGCGCAGAGGTTGAAACGCTGATGCGCGTTCGCCCAGACGCAATGAAAGTGCTTGGCGATGTTGAGCCAGCGCCTGCACCCGCACCAACGAAACGCGCCAAGAAGAAATAAGACATGGCGAAGATTTCGGAAAATATCGACTTTGAGCATGACCACATGGTCATCAAGCAGCGTCACGACGTCAGCCAGTCGCTCAGAGACGCGCAGGCAGCGAAAGACGCTGGCATAGGCATGTCAGGCGAAAACCGGCTTGTTGGCTTCGTAGACGGCGCTGTGCTTGGCGCATGGCTCAAGGAGGCCGGTGTGTCATGGTCTGACACGGAGGCGGCCAAGGAGGTCGTCAAGCGCAAGATGATGTCAGGCGAGTTCGCCAAGATGCGCGTCTGGGAAGGGTCTTACTGATGGACGCTGACATGCTCTGGACGGCGGCATTGACTGCCGGATTGGGCCTGATCGGCTGGGTATTGAAGAGCGCTGTGGACGAGATGCAGCGCCTCAATATTCTGCTGAACAAGACCCGCGAAGAAATGGCTAAAGATTACGTCACCAAGGCAGACAGCACAGCCGTCATGGCGCAGATCGTGGCGCGCTTTGATCGCATCGAAGAGAAAATAGACAGGCTAATGGAGCGATGAGCCATGATAGATCCAGCGACCGCAATCATGGCAGCGTCCACAGCGTTCAACGCAATACGCAAGGGCTGCCAGATCGGGCGGGATCTGGAGGGCATGGCTGGCGATCTGGGGCGCTGGTCTAAGGCGATCAGCGACTTCGACTTTGCAGCGAAGCGCGTAGAAAACCCAAAATGGTATCAGAGCTTCGGCAGCGTCGAGCAGCAGGCGATGGATCTGTTTGTGCAGAAGAAGCAGCGCGAGAATATGCGCGACGAGCTGCGTAAGATGATTAGCGAAACGCTTGGCCCGTCTGCGTGGCAGGAACTGATCCGCATGGAAAACGAGATCCGGCAGAAGCAGAAGGATGCGATGTATAAACGCATCGAGCGCAAGGAAACGATCATTGCGTGGGCGGCTGGCTTGCTGCTGTTTCTGATTTGCGTTGGCGCGCTGTTTGGCTTTGTCTGGATTGCGGTGAGGCGCTGATGGCTGACGGTGTGAGCGGCATAGGCTCTGCACCGTTCAACGTGCAGTCGGACATACACCAGCAAACGCAGACGCGCGAGCGTATAGAGGCGCATCTGGTGGAGCAGAGGGTAACAAAGGAGCATAGGGCCAACCACACGCATTTGGAGGCGCTTCGGGAGCAGAAGTTGGATCTGGGCAACGGTTATGATAAGTTCGGCACCAAGACCAATGCTGACAGGCCGCAAGGCACTAACATCAACATAGAGGTTTGAATATGACACCAGAGAAACTAGACGCTTGGCGCATTGTTCCGCGCCTGCTTATCCTGAGTTACATGGTCGTGTTTTATCAGACGTGTAGCTGGTTCATGGCGCTTGATTTGCCAAACAACGCGCAGGCAGGCTTTGTCAGCGTGATCGTGGGCGCCGGAGCGGCGTGGTTCGGTCTATATGTGAACGGGGGCAAGAAATGAGCATCCTGAGCGCCTTGATCGGGCCTGCAACGGATCTCGCTGGCAAGTTTATCCAAGACAAGGATGCCGCTGCCAAGATGGCGCACGAGCTGGCCACGCTTGCCGACAAGCAAGCTCAGCAGGCCATGCTGGCGCAGATAGAGGTCAACAAAGCCGAGGCAGCTGGAAACTGGTTCCAAGCGTCGTGGAGGCCGCTCTGCGGCTATGTGTGCGTTCTCGGGCTGGCGGTCAACTTCCTGATCTCGCCAATAGCTGCGGGGTTTGGGTTCATGGTTCCGCAAGCCGACATGTCGGTGATGATGCCGGTGCTGACGGGTATGCTCGGATTGGCTGGCATGAGATCATATGAAAAGGTTAAACAGGTGACGAAATGACGTTCAAACTATCAGCACGCAGCCGCGATAAGCTGTCAGGCGTGGACGAGCGCATGGCGGCTGTCGTCCACAGCGCAATCCACAGAACCAAGA